AGTATATACAAAAGAAAAAATACCTCATGTTAATGTTTGGTTAAGAAAACCTCCTACAGAAAGAGAACTTCAAAAGATTAAAGAAGCTACACAAAAAGATATTTTAAATATGCAAGAAGAGATGGAAGTTGTTCTAAAAGAAAAAGAACAAGAATTCCAAATGTTAGTACAAAAAGGAGAAATGTTAGAAGAGAGAGCTGAAATAGAATCTCAAAAACTATTTGAACAAATGCAATCTAGAATTGAAGAACAACAAGCATTAATGGAAGCAGAATTAATTAGGTCTCAAACAAGAACCAAACAAATTGTTATGTCAAAAGTACAATTTGAAAACTTAGTAAAAGACCCATCTTTTAGAGAGCAAGTAGTAGAAAGCGTACCATTCTTCAAAACACAAATTAAAGTAACTGCTTCTGCGGGTGATATGTTTTTATATGAACAAGTATTACCTATAGAAGACTATCCTATTGTTCCAATACCTTATCAACATACAAATACACCTTATGCTGTAAGTGCTGTTATACCAATGATAGGTAAACAAAGAGAGATAAATAAATCACATCAAATTATGCTACACAATGCAAACTTGGCATCAAATCTTAGATGGTTATATACCGAAGGAAGTGTTGATGAAGAAGAGTGGGAAAAATATTCAAGTAGTCCTGGAGCTATGTTAAAATATAGACAAGGATTTCAACCACCTAATCCAATACAACCATTGCCTATTAATAATGCATTCTACACAGTAACCCAACAAGGTAAACAAGATATAGAATATATTAGCGGTATATCATCAAGTATGCAAGGTATTGGTAGACCAAGTTCTGAAACATATCGTGGTTTATTAGCAATGGATGAATATGGTACAAGAAGAATTAGACAATTTGTTAACAATGTAGTAGAACCATCACTTGAACACTTAGGTAAAGTATTTATGCAATTTGCACAATTTACTTACACTACACAAAAAGTGTTTAGAATTGTACAGCCAGAACAAGGGCAAACACAAGGTGAAGTACAAGAAGTTTCTATCAATATACCTATCTATAATGATTTTGGTAAGGTAGTAGAAAGATTTAATGATTATGCTTCAGCTAAATTTGATGTTAGAATTATTGCTGGTTCAACACAACCACTTAATAGATGGGCATTGTTAGAAGAATACTTTAAATGGTATCAAGCTGGATTGATTGACGATGTAGCTATGCTAGAGCAAACTGATATACGTAATAAAAAACAATTACTACAACGTAAAAGTATGTATGCACAAATGAAACAACAACTAGCAAATGCAGAAAATGCTATGAAAAGTCAACGAGGTACAATTGAAACATTAGAAAGACAATTAGTACAAGCTGGTATTAAAGATAAATTAAATGAAAGTTCTAAAGTAATGGATAAAGAGCTTAATAGAAGTGTTGCAGCTCAACGACTAATTAGAAGTCGTATGCAAGACAAAGAAAAAATTCAACAAGAAAATGTTGATAATGATAAAAACGTACAGTAAATTAGAAGGAGAAATACAGTATGGATAATAACAAGGATAACTTACTAGTAGATGATGCACAACGTGCAGAACTTCCAGTAACTCCCACTGAGAACGATACTGTGGCTGAAGATTTTTTTTCTCAGCTTGATAGACAAGTTATGGGTGAAGTGGTAGAACAGCCAAATGTAGAAGCTCAAGTAGAACAGACAACTCCAATTCAGGACCCTGTTGCAGAGCAAAATACTGAATTTGATTCAGTAAATTGGGAAAAGCGATATAGTGATTCGTCAAGAGAAGCAAAACGACTTAACAATCAATTGCAAGACATAGAACCATATATGCCTTTACTCAATGCAATGAAAGAGGACCCAAATTTAATTTCTCATGTGAGAGGTTATTTTGAGGGTGGTGGCTCAGCTCCTAAGAGCGTAAAAGAGCAACTTGGCTTAGATGAAGATTTCATTTTTGATTATGATGATGCTTTGTCAAACCCTGACTCTCAATCTGCAAAGTTGTTTAATGCAACAGTAGATGGAGTTGTACAAAGAAGGCTTGGTGATTTTGCAAAACAACAATCTGAACAATCACGTAGAGCTTCTGAAGAAACTAGTTTTAAATCAAAACATAATGTTTCAGATGAAGACTATCAAGATTTGATGAAGTATGCAAAGTCCCACAAGTTAACATTAGAAGATGTGTATTATTTAAAAAATAGAGATAATAGAGACAATGAAGTCGCTAATAACACTAGAAATGAAGTAATACAACAAATGAAAAATGTTAGACAAATGCCTACTAGTGTAGCGTCAAGCGGGAATACACAAAGAGAAGAAAAATCAGTAGATGATGCTGTCTTTGATAAGTTGTTAGCCGAAGGAACTGAGTTAAACAAATTGATGTAATAATAACTCAACAACCCCGAGGAGGGTAATAACATGGCAGATACAAGTTATCCAGCGTCAAGTCCATTGGCGTTGTCAACAAGTACAGGCTTAAGCCAGGGTTATGCGGCATCACAAGGTTCTTCACTAGCGACAGGAGATTTACGTAGAAGATACGACTTTTCTGAAAGATTCGGAGAGTTGGCAATTGACCAAACTCCATTTTTCAGACTAGTTTCTTCATTGGCTAAGAAACCAACTGATGACCCCCAGTTTAAGTTTACCGAAAAGAGACATTCTTTTCACAAAAGATACGCATACGTAGTAGGATTTAATAATGGAACATCTGATGTTTTTACTGATGCAACATTAGTAGATACTAGTGCAGGTGCAATAGCAGCAGGTGGTACAGTAAAGCTATTTATGGCTACTGATTACTTTAGTGCTGGTAATATTCAAAATATACAAGGTCAATCTAACGGAGCAATCAAAGTTGGAGACTCAGGTACAGCACCAGAATGGATTATGGCTAATCAAATTCTTAAAGTTCCTGTAAGTTCTACAACAGGTGGCGCAGTTAATGACTACATATTAGTTCGTGTAACAGCAGTTGGAGCACAAGAAGCAGCAGACCTATCAGGTGGCGGTGGTTCAGGAACAGCTGAGGTTAAAGAAGTAACAGGTAAAATCTTAAGAAGTTCTTCAAGTGTAGAACTTTCTACATTTGCTAGTGATGCAGGTGCAGATTGTGTTGTTTACAATGAAGACATTGCTGAAACTTTAGAACAAAAAAGAACTTATGTTGTAGGTAATTCTTATGGCGAAGGTTCTTCTTTATCTGGAGAAAGCTTCAAAGATAACCCATATTCAACTGGATTTGGACAAACACAGATTTTTAGAACTGAGTTTGGTATGACAAATACAGCTAGAGCAACAGCTCTTAAATATGAACCAAATGAATGGGCTAGAACCTGGAGAGAAAAACTAATTGAACACAAGTGGGAAATTGAACACGCTGGTTTATTTAGTGCTCAAGCTTCAGTAGATGGTGTAGCTCATACACAAGGTGCTATTGATTATGTTCTTAACTATGGTAATATATTTGACTTAACACTAGCAACGAAAACAATTGATGATTTCTTGCAAGATATGTCACAATATCAAGACCCAAGATACAATCAAGATGCAGCTACAGTCTACATGTGTAGTACTGCAGTTTACACTTGGTTCCACAAAATTGGTGGGTTCTTTAAGAACAATATTGGAATTGATTCACAGTTCCAAGCAGACCTAGCCGTTACAGGTAGAAAGAAAGTAATGGGACTAGATGTAACTGAAATCTCTACTGTTTATGGTAACATGAACATCGCAAGATGTGTTGCTTTAGATAGTACTGATGTCAAGATTCTAGCGTTAAATATGAACAACGTAGCTTACAGACCACTAGTTGGTAATGGAGTTAATAGAGATACTGCGGTATACGTAGGAGTTCAAAATCTTGAAAACACAGGTGTTGACAAGAGAGTAGACATCATATTAACAGAAGCTGGTTTTGAATTTATGATGCCAGAATCACACGCTATTTGGAAATAATAGCTAAATTGTAGATGGTCCCTTGAGGTTCTTTACCTCCTTTCTCCCTCGGGGGACTCATCTGCGTTAGGATGCAACTATGAAATTGTGGGAAAAAGTTAACAATATTACTGGGAATAGCTCGAAAGCTAGATTTTTAATTGAGTATATCAATGCTGGTTCTAAGTTTATTATGTCATCATTGCCTGAAAAATGGTTATGGACTATAGCTACTGAAACTGAAATAAGTGGATGGAATAGTTCTGGAACAAGTTTAATAGGTTCTGGTTCTGATGTAGCGTATGATAAAATACTAGGAGTCTATAGATATGAAGGTAGCAAACGTAGAATAGCTAAAGAAATATCAGATAAGTTTATACACTCAACTGATGAAGCTGGTAGTCTTTCATTGCCAACAAAAATGTTTCCAGTTTTTTATAAGTTAAATGGCAAGATATTTATTAAGCCAGACCCAGATTATAATGCATCTTCCTCACAACAATCTTACACACCAGTAGGGGGTAGCTCTACAAATGTAGCAGCTTCAGGCGGAGACAAAGGAGTGGTAATTTATTCAGCCCCCCCAATCATTGATGAAAATACCGAAAATTGGGTATTATCAGAATATGAAAATGTTGCATTACATTATGCAGCTTCATTAGATATGTTAAGATTAGCTAGTGTATCTGATGCTGAAAAAATATTAGAAGGTGGATATGCCAGTGTAGATGCTACAAGCAAAACAAGTTTAAGTGCTATACATTGGTTAGAAGATGAAGACCCTGAAATGGCTAATGCAGTTATTCAAGTGTCTCAGGGAGATTTAAGTTTAGCTAATCAAAGATTACAGACAGCAATGGCATTTTATCAAAGAGCAGTTGCTGAATTACGTTCTATAACTGGAGCATTTGCAGTTCCTGAAGAACAACAACAATCACAACGTAAAGAACAAGGAATGACAACATAATGAAAGTTTTAGAAGTAATGGAACGAGCGAATACACGTGATACTAACCTAGTAATTGCGTATATTAAAGATGCAATATTAGAGATACAATCTAACAATGAGTTAGATACTGCGGTAGATAAACAAAATATTGTTGAAGATACAAGAGATTATTCATTACCAGCAGGTATGATTGCATTAAAAAGTGTTAGTATATTAGATACTGAAGATGATAATAAATACAAAGCAATTAGAAGATTGCAACACGACCCATTAGTTACTGAGGATACAAATCCATGAGCTACGATACAGATAGAACATACGCATACATATATAGTGGTAAAAAGATTAGATTATATAAGATAGTACGTAGTGCTGGTAGAATTATTGATAATCAAGGTAGAGTAACTGGTGGATTATTAGATGATATTATATATCCAGATGAAAGTATTACAAATGGATTACGTATTGAGTTTACAAAGATAGTAGAACCTTTTGTTGTAGAGGACCCAGAAACTACCTCTTCGCTAACAGAAGATACTAGTCCAAGCGAATCATCGCATTTAAATTTAAATAGAGTATTATCACTTGCTGTGGTATGTTACGTAAAAGCACAATTAGCTGAACGTATGGGTAATATGCAATTAAAAGAATACTATATGAGAGAATTTTATAAAAAAGTAGCAGATAACGAAAGTAATAAAAATAAAGTATTTATGGCAAGTCCAATAAAAACTTTTGCAGTTAAATAATAGGAGAAGAACATGGCGAACCCAAAAGGCATAAATGATTACTTGGTACAAGAAAGTGTTGCACCATATTGTAGTGCAGTTGTAGCAACAACAAGCGACCAAGATACATGTAGAGCAATATATGTTAAAGTTGCTGGTAATTATGATTTAACAGTAAATGGTATAGCAGTTACCTTTACAGGGTTGTTGGCTGGACATATATATCCAATCGCAGCTAGTAAATCAAGTTCAGCAAATGTAATATTTTTATATTAGGAGTTTATAGTGATTACGGCAAATCAATATCAAGATATACAAATAATGCAAGGTACTGACTTTGTAAATACTATAACATTTGAAGTACCACACGATACAGCTAATTATGACTATAAAGTATTTATAGGAGTAGATTATGCTTCTGCGCCAGTTAAAACATTAACAGTAGGTAGCGGTTTAACTAAAACTAGTGATACTGTATTAACAATGGCTTTAACGGATGTAGAAACTGATTTATTAGCAGATAACTTTGAAGGTGTTTGGGAGTTAGTATCTAAAAAAACTAGTGATGGTAGTGGTACTTTAACAAGAGAATTACAAGGTGATGTTGTTGTATCTCCAAGAATAGGAGACCCATTCTAATGGCTATAAGTGCAAAAGTATCATCACCAGTAGATGTTAAAGTTGCAGTAGGTAATACAAGTGCAACAAAATCTACAGGATTACAAAATATATCTAAAGTCAACCAAACTATTACGATTGATGCAAGTGATATACCTATAACACCAGCATTAGATAATAGTAGTGCAACAAATGTAAGAGATGCATTAAATGATTTCACTAATACTCAAGGTTCGCAAACACTTACAAACAAAACAATTGACGCTGATAACAATACTATTTCTAATTTAGAAGTAGATAATTTAAAATCAGGTGTATTAGATACAGATTTAAGTTCGGTAGCTAGTACTGATACAACATTGCCTAGTGCTAAGGCAGTTAAAACTTATGTTGATGATGTTGAATCAAATATCAATGCATCAATAACAGCACAAGATTTAGATTTTCAAGCAGATACAGGGGGTGCATTAAATATAGATTTAGATAGCGAAACGCTTATTATTGCTGGTGGTACTGGTATAGATACTACTGGTTCAGGTAATCAAGTTAGTGTAGCAGTAGATAATACTATAGCAACAAAAACGTATGTAGATACTCAAGTTGCTGGTGTAAATACTCTTGAAGAATTAAGTGATACTAATATATCTAGCGTTTCTGACGACTCTTTACTACAATATGATAATGCAAGTGAAAAATGGATTAACGTAACTGAAATAAGTGGTGGAACATTTATTTAGTTGATAGGAAAATAAAATGGCAAATAAATTAAAAATAAATAGAACGGCTCCTGGTAGCTATTCCTCTACAGGAAATCCGTCTTCACTTGATTATGGTGAATTAGCTTTTAATAATGGTGGAGAAAAAATATTTATAGGAAAACAAACAAGTGCAAGTAACAATCCTATAGCTGGTACACATACTGATGTAT